ACTAGAACACTAGAAGGTCCTCTACCTGCCGGAGTTGATACACGTGCTGCAGCTGGATTGACTGAAAAGATGACTCCAGAAAACACTCCTGAAAAAATAATTGGGGAAGCGATAGAGTTTAGGGATGTCGAGACTTCTCCAGGAGTAACAGAAAGACTTCGTGTACCGGGTCCAGGAAGGGCTGTTACGGTTAAGCCAAATGTTCTTCGTGGATCAGAAGCTGCTACTTTAAATACTGGACTTCCTGATTCACGTACTTTGCGTTTACGTGCAGAAGCAGCATCTGGACGCCCAACTATTGGTGCTGTAGAACAACCAGCTCCAGCTAAGAAACCAGACTACACTCAAGACGAGCTTGACTTTAACCCTAGAGTCCCTGGAGTGGTAAAGACACGTCAGTTTATGCTTGGAGACATTCGTACATTGACAGATGCTGAGCAGTCTGTTGAAAACGTCGGTGCTAACACAATTCGTGGAATGAACCCTCCTCGTGCCAACTTTGATGTTGGATCTCCAGCAGCTACTGCAGCTCGCCCTACAACTCAAACACCTACATCTAGTGGTGTTGTTGAGCTAGCAAAGCGTGGTGGAGGTCGTCGCGGACTTCAAGCTGGAGAAAAGGTAGAAGGAACAAATGTTGTTGTTAACTCTACTAAGGGTGGGGTTAAAGGCAAAAAGTCTCGTCCACTAAAGCGCCCACCAAACTCTGCAGCTCTAGCGGAGTAACAGATGGGACGCAAGGCTAGTTTTAACCAGAAGCCTAAAAGTGCTCCGACTCATAAGTCTCTACGCCTACACGCAAGAGAAGCAGCCGAGTACTTAACGGGCCTACCTTATCTACCTAAGATAGACAAGAGCGTGCCTCTACGGACCCCTGGAAGGGGCGCAAGCGGGGAGTCTAGTAACTAATGGGACGTCCACGTAAACGCAAGCCACAACCTCCTGGACAGCAGCCTACAGACCATGATGTGCTGCGCTTTACCAAAGAAGGTGAAGGACCTGGAGGTAAAAACATATTTGGCTTTCATTGCCGTGACTGCGACCATTACGAGACTATAATTGGCGGCATACAGCAAAAGAATGCTATCGACTACAAAGCGTTAACACACGAGTGCGGAGTTGAGCGGGATTCCTGGAAAGATCGAAAGGACCTTAACTAATGGCTAAAACAGCAGCGTGGCAACGTAAAGAAGGTAAGAACCCTGAAGGTGGGCTTAACGCTAAGGGTCGTGCCTCATACAAGCGTGAGACCGGTGGAACATTAAAGCCGCCAGTTTCATCAGCACAAGCTAAGAAGTCCCCTAAAGATGCTGCACGTCGTAAATCTTTCTGCGCCCGTATGAGTGGTATGCCAGGTCCTATGAAGGACAAGAACGGTAAGCCAACTCGTAAGGCACTAGCTCTACGAAAGTGGGATTGCTAATGGCTACTAATCCATGCTGGAAAGGTTATGTCCAAGTAGGTATGAAGACTAAGGACGGCAAAAAGGTCCCTAACTGCGTTCCTGAAGGTTCAGGTAAGGACAAGGTAGCAAAGCCAAAGAAAGCTAAAAAGTAATGGCAACTAAGAAAAAAGAAGTAGCTGGCGGAAAAGAGTACAAAGGCTCTAAGCAAAACGGTGGTCGTAAGATCATTGTTGAGCATTACAAAGATAAGTCCGGTAAGTGGCACACTACCTCTAAAAATGCTGCCCGAGCTAAGTATGAGAAGAAGCACGGCAAGCTATCTAAAGGTACAGACGTAGATCACAAGAATAATAATCACGATGATGATCGTTCTAGCAATTTACGTCCTCTAAAGCATGGTAAGAACACAGCTAAAGAGAATAAACGTAGGGCAGGTAAGAAGTAATGGCAATTCAATTCTTTGATCGACGTGGTAATGAAACCGACCCTAACGGCAATGAAATCACACGAGGCCTGTCTAGCTCCCCAGGAAACAGGGCTAGTGGGTATTCAGTCGTGTATAAGAAAAATCCTCCAGCTGCGGCAGCTCCCTCATCTCCACCAGCACCACCATCTCCTCCTCCACGTCCACCAAAAGATCCAGGTAATAAAAAAGAACCTGCCAAGTCTAATAAAAAAAGACCACCAGAAGAAGGTGGGCTAGTAAGGATTCGTAAGTAACCTTGGATGACAAAGAACGCATTAAGCGATGGACCTGCGAATTTTGCGGGAAAATCTATGTCGTTCCTGGATTAGCCCGTGATTGTGAACTAAAACATTTAGAGGAATAAAAAAGGCCCGGTTTCCCGGGCCTTTCTTATTTTGCTGGAAAGTCATCCAACCATTTGGTAACACTCGGTTCTTCTGGAGAACCATCGTAAGCGTCAGGACCTAATCCCCAAGAACCCCAATTTGTCCCACGAGCCGTCATATAGAAGGCTGCCTGAGCATTGGTTACTGGATCAAATAGATCACTATCCTTTTCGATATTAAATTTTCCCCTGCGAACTTCTCCAAGACCACCAATCATGTTGATCTGGAATAGCCCGTAAGAGTTATCCCCAGTTGCTGGAGTATTATTCCGGGATGTTGGGTTACCCCTGGATTCCCGCATAACTACGGCCCAAGCTGTTTTTAAGGATTTACCCTCAAAGCCAACTAGTGACAGTAAGTCAACAAGTTCCGTATCAGTGAGCTCGGTGGCTCCGCGGTACTTGTCTAACGGATTTACTACTTGAACAGTTACTGTCGACCCATCTACTACAGGTGTGTCTGCAGCTAGAGCTTTTGGTATTCCGATAAGTAGTAGTCCGTATAGGACTAACATTGCTACATGCGATCTTTCATAACTTTGCACTCGGTCTCCTAGGCTAGAAGGCCAGTCCTGACTTCGTATATCTGTCACATATACTAAGCAACTTGGCCTCTTTCTGCCAAGTTCGGTCTGCAACCCTTTTGTTACGGAGGTGCTGATGGCCAGATTGCTCTGGCCATAGCAATACCATACCAGTAAATACAGGGTGTCAGCCACCCGCAAACCGATATAATATATCTTTATTAAATTGTTATAGAAATCGGACTATGATTAATGAGAATTGAACGTATTGCAACAAAACAGGGTCATCCTGTGCCTGATGCTGCAACATATGCTAAAGGTCCTTTCCCACCAGAATTGTTTCAGCGTCCAGAAGTTGTTGTAGACTATGAACCAGATAATGGCGGAGGAGAGACGGCAATAGGTGGAACAGCGCAAAATAATTTTGCGCCACTTAAATATTTTAAATGTCGTGTCTGTTTAGAAATCATAAGTGAACGTGAAGTGCCAGATCACGTATGTGAGGTAGATAACGATGGCGAATCCTCGTGACGTAGGTCACTTCTACTGGCATCCGTTGGTTTACCCAATAAAACCGCCAGTGTTGTGGGAACGTGCAGAGACACAAGAAATTAGCGAACCTTTCCGTTTTGGAGTAGGGTTATCTATACGACTACCGTTTACTAGACTAGCTTTAGTAATAGGTAAATGGGGCGAGAGTTTAAACGAAAGTCAAGCCCTAACAAATGCAATACGTGGCAGGGCTATGGACACAGAGGAGGTCGACTGGGATTATGTTCGGTTTGGGCAAGAAGCAGAAGCAGGAGCGACAGAAAACTAGAGTTGAGAAGCGAGTAGAGTCGCTTCCGACTTCGGAACTAGTCCAGTGGGTAGAGCAAGCTCTTTACCCTATTGGACGCAATTTAGCTGCATGGCAGAAGTCAGAAGACCTTTCCTACTTAGAAGAGGCTAGATTAAACGCTGAAGTCGTTTACACTATCGTAGAAACAATCAATAGAAGGCAGTCTAATGCAAGACTTTGAAGATGAACAATTTGAGGAACTCGATGTACCAGCATTCGATGACCTTGAAGATCTGCCTGAAGAAGATATCGAAGAGTTAGACGAACTCTCTAAAGAGTTTGTAAAAGCATTGATAGAAAAAATCATGCAGTTTATGGAAATGTTGGTGGGGCACAAGCTTCACCCATATCAAGAGCCTCTAGCTCGCAGAGTTATTGAATCTGTACTCATAAACGATGGTGAAGAAGTAACCGCTCTTGCTGCACGTCAGTCTGGTAAATCAGAAACGATTGCAAATACTGTAGCTACCTTGATGGTTATCCTTCCGCGTCTTGCTCGCATGTACCCAGATCTTTTAGGTAAGTTTGGTGACGGTATTTGGGTAGGTATGTTTGCACCTATCCAGTCTCAGGTAGAAACTCTTTACGGACGTACCGTATCCCGCTTAACTAGTGAAAGAGCTATTGAAGTTCTTGGGGATCCTGAGATCGACGATATTGCAACAAAGATGCCGGGTATCGTAAAGAACATCAAGCTTAAGAACTCCGGATCTACGCTTATGATGATGACAGCTAACCCAAGAGCTAAGATCGAATCTAAGTCGTTCCACCTAATTATCATTGACGAGTGCCAGGAAGCGGATGACTTCGTAGTATCTAAGTCTATTGCTCCTATGGGTGCGTACTACAACGCTACGATTGTTAAGACAGGCACTCCAACTACAAGTAAGAACAACTTCTATAAAGCCATTCAACTTAATAAACGACGTCAGACAGGGCGATCTGCTAAACAGAACCATTTCCAATGGGACTGGAAAGATGTGGCTAAGTTCAACAATAACTATGAGAAGTTCATCAAGAAAGAGATGCTACGTATTGGGGAGGACTCCGATGAGTTCCAGCTCTCTTACAACTGCAAGTGGTTGCTTGAAAGAGGTATGTTCGTAACCTCTACAGTTATGGA